AAAATACCATTGACCTCACGATAGACATTATATTCTGCTGCACCTGAAACACCACTCCATGATATTGTCATATATTCATCATTTAGCCAATTTGCCTCTCTATGTCCGACAACTGAAACAGACTCAGACCTTTTGCTTTCTTCGTTTGTTTCTTCATCAACGGCAGTAACTAAGTATTTATATGTCCTGGTATTAGATGATGTTGAGCCTGTCCATGTTGCCGTTACGTTTGTTGGAGCATCAATGTCAGGAGCAAAAACTGCATCCTCTAATACCCAATTATCATGAGCATATCTCAATAGATTTTTTGTCGGATAGTTCATGTGAGTCAATGTTAAGACATCACCTGATTGAGACCTTTTTATCTTTGCAATATCCTCTGCTGCATAAGGTGTTGAGATTTCAACAATTTGATTTCTTTTTGGATACTCATCCTCATCATAGTCAATCCAAATGTTGCTATTTTCGATTTTAGAGATTTTACCTTGTGCTAAAGAATTGTATGGACTTATATATACAGTTTCAAAATTCTTATCTACATAAACTGTTGCATTTTCTGCGATAGTATTTTTAAGATAAAAACAACCTTGCAGTATATCATCGTGCGATGCACCGCCAATATAATATTTGTAATAGGTTTCGTTATTGTCGTTTGTGCCTGATTCTGCAAATTCAAAAGTACCTATGAAAGAGCCGCCATAAGCGACACTATGAATAATATATCCGCCATTCTTCAAAAATCTGATATATTTGTCTCCAAACTCAAGCATATATGTCTGCTCAGAGTTAAAAACAAATCTCATAACTCTTGTAGCTTTGTTATTATATTTTGCAGCTCCGCAATATTCTAATCCCATGCGGTTAGAGATAGCACCCTCTTGATGCACTATTGCGTTTTTTGCAGTTTTTAAACCTATTTCTCTTTGTTCAAGTTTTGTTCTTGCATCTAAAAGCGGAGAGAGTTCTCCTCTTGTAAAACTTGATTGTGTAAATCTATTGCCCATAATTATTACCTTGCATCCGTATAATCTTTGTCATCCTGGTCTTTGTTTCGTGTTTTTCTTGCATCAAGGACTATTGCCTCACGAATAGCAATCTGATAATCTTGCAGGTTTGTATTCTTTTTATTATTTGAGCCTGTAATCACTTGAGCTGAAAGATAAGCGAGATAAAAAGCAAGAGCATTAACGAATCTTGCAGTAAAAAATGTTTCATTGGTAACTCTTTTTGTATATCTCAAGAGGCAAGGATTTGTATTTGTATAGATAACTTTTTCTCCGGTTGAGTCTATACCTGGGTCAAATTTTTTCTCTTTGTTATCTGACATATCAATAATTGCCCTGGGTGATATACAGTCATTAGGCAGAGTAAAACAATAACTCCAATTTCCGTTTATGCTGCTTTCCTCTGCTATTGACAACTCTTTTGTAGCATTAGCAAAGCTCCACTCATGAGCCTCTAAAACTGAGTCTCTTGCAAGCTCATAATAGTTATTCATCAGGATAGCTTGAGGATGTTCTTCAATACTATTCTGAATAGGAGCTGAGATGCCGAGGTTACTCAATGCTATATTAAAAATTTTTGTTTTAGAAAATGACATTTTTAAATCCTTTATAATCCGAGACTTGGTAAAGTTCCCAAATATCCGTTATTCTTCATTTGTTTACTGTTTGCCTGTTTAGTTCCGGTGTATTCCGTTGGCATTCCATTATTTCTTGCAATAGAATTATCGGTGTACCATTTAGAAGAAACAGAGGCAATACTGCCTAATCCGTTTGCACCGCTTGCAACTGCGTTTGTTATGCCTGCACTATATGCATTTTGTCCTGCAAACACATCCAGGTTAGCTTGATTTGTAAAGTTTTCAGCCTGACTTTCAAAAGCAAGAGCTTGCTTTTCATAGTTGTATCTTGTTGTCAGAGCATCAAGTTCACCCATAGCAGCAGTATCTTCAATGATGTCAAGAGCAGTGCCCTCAGAGACATCAACTCCGTTTGCTGCAAGTGCCGCCTGTTGTGTGCCTATTTTTTGCAGAGTTTTTAATCGCTGCATCCGAGACTCTTCTATACCCTCTTGCCGCTTATCATCGGCATTGGCTTGAGCCTTAGCTGCATTTCTTCTATTAATCTCAGCCTGATAATCCATCTGAGCCTGAGCTGCTTTACCTTGTTGAACACTTGAGACTACACCCATTGTTGTACTTACAACTGCTGCAACAATGGATGTAACAAGTGCAGATATACCAAAATCACACATTATTTATCTTCCTCTGATAATTTTTTTGTTAGTTCGTTTATTTGTTCAATAATTGTTTTGTTTTCAGTATCAATTAAAATACCTTTATCAAGAGCTTTTGTGAGCAATTCATCAAGAATAGCATTTAGCTCTGATTCTGATTTGCCTGCAAGTTCCTGAGCAAATTGAGGGTCAATTTTATCTTCTTTTGCAGTTTCGTTTTGTTGTTCACCGACTTGAGCATTTTGTTCACCATTAGTGCCATTTTGTTCATCGGTTGATGGTTTTTGTTCACCATTTGTGCCTGTTTGTTCATCAGGTTTGTTGTTTTGTTCACCTGCCGGTGCTGATTGTTCTTTTTTTGATTGCTTAACTTCTTTTGCCCATGAGGGTAATTTGTTCCCTTTAAATTCTAATATTGTGCCAGGCTTAACAATTTCTCCATTATAGAAAGCCTTGATTTTTGCCATAACTTTCATGTATTTCTCCTTTCAAAAGATTATCAATGTTTATTTTCGGTATTTTTAAATCACTCTCCGGATTAAGCTGAAAGAGATTTATATATTTTGTGCAGATATTTTCCATGTATTTTTTTGTTTCTGTTTGAACACCATCAGACAAGTCCGATTTAAAATCATTGTCAAAATGCAGATTGTTCATTAAATCAATTCCGCATAATACAACATTTTTATATCCTTTCAGATATGCCCAATTAATCGCCATTGATGATGTAAAATAATAAAAGTTTATTACACCTTGCTTAATAGAAAACTCCTCTCGGTTTGTTACAACCTCATAGAGTTCCTTGTTTTTTTGGTGGATAACTGTATCGGCATTTTTCCTGTCGGTAATAATCAGATTATCAATTTGCCTTGTCGGTGCAGCCGTTTTATCATAAAAAATAACTGCATTAATATTCGGATAGCTTTCATAGAATGTATTAATCCCTAAGCTATCATATTTTTTTATCAGGTCAGGTATATGCTTTTTTATCTTATTGATAAACATAGACCGCCCAAATAAAATCAGAGTATCATTCATTGGTATATCCTAAAAAGGCAGAGAGGTTTTAATTCTCTGCCTTTTCTTTGATTACATTTCGTGGTATGAGCCTTCGTTAGCTGCAACAACACCTGCTGTGATTTTACCTGCTGATACACTCTGACCTGATGCAGCAGTAATATCATAGTAAAGTCTCATGTAGCCGAGATTTCCTTTTGGTACAAAGTTAATCGGTGCTACATAGCCTGCTTTTAATTTGCTTGCTGCAATAGCTCCTGTTGTTGCAAGTGTAACTGCCTCAGAGAAATTTTCAGTTGCAGATGTTTGTACTTTAATTTCAAGAGATGCAGCTCCTGTGAAAGTCTCAGTAACTTGTATTCTTAATGGAATTGGTTTTCCGAAAGCAACCTCTTTAAATCTGCCGCTTGCTAAATGTACTACATTTGTTGATGCAGCATCAGAGGTTATAGCCTGGTCATCGGAGAATAGTGATTCTTTATCATATAACATTTTGATTTTTCCTTTCTTGTTTTTATTTACAATGATAAACTGCGGCAGCCTTTATTAATGAGAGCTGCCAAACTCATATATTTTTTATAAATGCTTAAACTACTTGAGCCTCAGTGTCGAGGATAGCATCGCAGCATTTAACCGGTATGCCTAAGAATTTAACAATCGGCTCACCATCAACCTCATCAAGAGTCAAGCGAACATTTGTTTTATTCATAGCTTGCAGGTGTAAGTATGTTTCTACTGTTTCGTTTACATACCAAACCATTTTAGCCTTAGACAATTTTGCGTGTTTTTTGCAACGGTGGTATAACTTAATCATCAATGTAATTAAGTCTGCACCATCATCAGTACCTAAGTTAGATACATCGATGTTACAAATTCTACCGCAAGCTCTGTAATTTCTTAGAGATAAACCGATTTTCCATGAGAAATAATCTCTATATGCTTGATAATCGTTTCCATCTCCGTCTTTTACAGTTTTTTCTCCGAGGTCTTGATGTTCAAGTCCTGCCTTAGAGCCTTTCGGATAAATAAGGTGTGCGGATTTTTCACCCCAACCGATAAGGTAAATAGATGTATTATCTGAGCCTGAGCCGCCTGCACTAATAACTTGATAACCTAAATCACCTTTTGTGCTTGAGATTTTATTGTAACGAGTTGCAAATCCATCAAAAGCAGATGAGTTTTTACCTTTGTTACCATAGATGATGTTTTCTTGTACAGTGTTATTCATACCTTGAATGTGAGCATCAGCCTCATTTAATCTGAATTGATTAGTATTGCCGTTCAAATCTGCAAGGTCTTTATCTACGTTTGAGTAGTCTGATAACATCGCAGTACCATCAGTAACAGTTGTGTATTCGCCCTTAGTGTTTGGAGCACCTTGGTAGAATTTTCTGAATTGTGGCTCAGGCAATCCGTTTCTTACAGTTGTTTTGTGAGATGTGCCGTCATTACATTCGATAGCGATTGCATCTTCAAGAATTGTGTTTGACTGTACAAACAAGTCAATAATTGTAGATGTAATTTTGCCATCACCTTCTAATTGTGAGTAGTAGTCTTTTAAAGACGGATAGGTGTTTCCTTTTGTTGCCATGTTTTTTCTCCTTTTTCTTTATTTGTTTCTGATAACATTACGGACTTAGTTTTAAGGATTAGTCCTTACTCCTCGTTGTTTGCTGAGTTCCCATAGAGAATGTCAGCAGCAGATTTCTCCGCTGATGGTGGAATTTTTGCATCAGGGATTTTAGAGTCCATGCACATTTGTCCGATTTTATGAAAGACTTTTATAAACTCAGGGTGATGAGTTAAGCCTTTATCGTTCAAAAATGCTTTAAACTCTTTTGTGGCTACTGCGTTATAACCTTTACTTGCAACATCAACGTATTTGTTATAATCATCAGAGCTGAGAGCTTTGAGTTCATTATCGTTATCAAGCATCTGCAAATATGAATTTTTTTCTGCCACTGCTGCCTGTTGCATAGCCTCTTTGAATGATGCTGAGTTCTTCTCGGCTAACTTTACGGCAAGGCTCATTAATTTGTTTGCAGAGCCATTTGATAAATTCATCTCTTTAGCGAGAGGGTTAAACTCATCAACAAGCTCTTTGTCTAATTCCATACCTTCAGGAAGAGTTATTTTTGAATAGTCATAATTTTCCGGTGAGCCGTATATTTCAGAGTCTTTGTTTTCATCTTCTAAACCTGAATTGTTGTCATCACCTTCTTGTGTATCAGATTGAGAGTTTGTGTTCTCTTGTGTGTTTTCTTCACTCGGTTGAGTGTTTGTGTTTTCAGCAGCATTTTCATCTGATACTGTTGCTGCATTTTGTGTGTTTTCTTCGTTCATTTGTTCTCCTTTACTCGTTCTGCAATTATCTGCTTGTACTTTTCAAAGTTGGCTCTTGCACAACATTCAAGCAGCCAACACCCTTTCTCTCTTTTGCCTAAGTGCATAAAAATCTCTTTGTCTGATGAGTTTCGGTTGATGCTATAATCAAAAGCTCCTAATCGTTCAAGGAGTATGCAGATAAGTTTGAATCCGTATTCGTGATTCATGACATTAGAGAGGATTTGTAATTCTCTTTTGTCCATATCGTTTCCTCAAAATAAAAAGAGGCTTGATGTTAGTTTTTAGATTTTCAAGCCTCGAAAATCCAACTATCACAAATCAATATATTAGATTTATCCGACTCCCATACGAGACATTAAGTCTCCGCCTATGGAGTCAATTCCCCCCATATTTTTAACAAGCTCTGAGCCTGTTTGAATAGCTTGGAGTTGTTGCTCTTGTTGTTTTTCTTGTGCTTGCTGCTGAGCAATCTGCATCCGCTTTTTGTTTACATCTTCGGTCGGTATTACATGAGCAGGATTAATATTTGCAATCTCTGCATAATCGTCTATGATTTGGTCTCCATTGATTTTGTAAACAAGTGTAGGGTCAATCATCTGAGCAAGGTTTGATGTAAAAGTGGTAAATCTTTCTATACCGGATATGCCTTTTACTTTTTGAGCAAGAGCAAGAGCTGATATAAATTCCGTTTCCATTTCCTCAGCTTGTATTTCAATAGGTGGCAGAGGCATTATTCCTGTTGCAATACATTCATAAAATATCCAATCAAGTATTATTCTTAATGCTTTATGCACCTGGTCTAATAGTGGAGATAAGAGTACCATCTTTTCCTCTTTAATCTCATTTACCTCTGTTGCAGTTCTGCCTCTTTCAGCAGTGTTGAGAATAACTGCAAAAAGGTCATTGTAGAAATGTTCTTTTATAACCTCTTTGAGTTCATCGTTGCTCTGCTTGAGTTCTAAGATACGAGGATTAATCTCGTAAACTGTTGAGATGCCTCTTCCTTGGTCGTCATCAGGTATGATATGTCCTGGAGAGTCTTGGAGTCCTTTTTCTTTTAGAAGAGATGCAGGACCTTTATATAATGGAGAGACTAATTTTTTTACACCTTTTGAGTATTCTTTTACTTGAGTCATTAATTGCTTAGCATCAGGCAGTGCCTCAATACCTGGGCAATTAGATGGGTAGTTATCCTCTCCGTTTACCTCAGCCTCAAATATTGCAAAAGGAAATCTCTCAAATCCTTTATCTTCTAAAAATTTTTCTTGTCCGATTTGGTATGTAACCGCTTTATATCTTTTAAACTTTGAAAGCGGTGAGTTTGGATTATATTCTTTGTTTTTTTCGACAAAGTAACACAATTCAAAATACGCATCATTGTTGTTATCGTATGCGGTTTTAACCTCTTCTGAGCAATTTTCATATCCGTATTTTTCAACGATATTTTTTGCTGACTCTTTAAAACTCCTGCAGAGTGTATCAATTTCTCCTCTGATGTCTTTGCTATAACGATATGAGCCAATCGGTAAAAGTTTGAAATTTACAACTGTATCATAATCGGACTCCATTGAGAGACAAGCAAATCCAAAAGAGCCTAATTGTTTATACACTCCTAACATGAGCTGATAAAAGTTAGAGCCTGCAAGTATTCTGCGAGTCAATTCTTCCTGGTCTGCACACCATTGTTTTACCTCTGGTACTTGGTTAAGTTCTTTTCTTTTCATTTGAGCTTTAAACCATCTTGTAGCAGCAGATGTTGCTCCTGACTGCATACCTGATGCAAAGTTCTTAACGGCAGTAAGTGTAATTGAGTCGAGAATTTTTTTTGATTTTTTTATCGGTTTATTAACATCGGAGACAAGAAATCTGCTTGTGCGAGGTGCAAAGTATTCTGATAATTCTTGCAAATCACTTTTAATTTGATTAAAAGTGTTATCAAGCTGAGACCTTCTTTTCTCAAAATAAGATACTTTATAAGAAAAGTTATGAGGTTTTTTCAGTTCGGTATTTTGCAAATCTTTTGATACTAAACCTTTTGCCATCATTATTCTCCCAATAAACCTTTTTTCTGAGTATTTGCATCATCGACTAAACCTCTTGCAGATGTTTTAATATTTCTGCTTGCAAATGATGCTGCTTTGTTTCTTGTATTTGTAGATGCTTTTGTTACACTTGCATCTGCTAATGTCGGAGTTGCAACTGCTTTTGTAGTTTCAGCAGGCAGACTCGGAGTGCTTGGTGTTGAACACATAATAAATCTCCTTATTATTCGTATATGTCAAAGTCTGTTTCTAACTTAAAATTTGAGTAATCCGTTTTGCTCCTGTTTGATATAAAATATCGAGGGTAAAAGTAAATGCCGTAAATTGCCATCATTAAAGCATCAGCATAATCAGGAGACTCATTTTGTTCTTTTCGGATTTCTTTTTTATCCATAATTAAAATAGAGCCTGATTGAGGTCTATATTTAATTTTCATATATTCTAACTGTCTTGCAGAGTTGTTATCGTTTAGTCTCAAGAAATTACACTCTAACATTTCCTTGAGAGCCATATATCCGTCTGCTCTTGCATTTCCGTTTGTTTCATTATTTGCTTGCATAGCTCCTCTGAAAAGTACGACATTTTCAAGAGTATTTTTTAATGAACACATAATCGGATAGCCTAATCCGTCAGCATCGCCTATAAGCAGATTCGGTTTCCATTTTGCGTATAAGTTCATCACTTTGCCTTTTGTGATGTCCGTATCTGACTCAGACCATGCGATAGTTTCTGCCTCTTCCCATACAGTCATAGACTTTTGGATTAATCTTTTTGCTACACACAAGTCTCCGCCTGATGCAGAAAAATCCACTGACATAACTGAGTTATTCGGATGTCTTTCATCATTCCACTCAAGAGTTTTTGCCTCTTCAATTTTTGCAGACGAGACAAGATAATCAGAGCCTTGTTCCAATGGCAGCCCTAACCAAATGTGATTATAGTCTGCAAGGTTTGCTGCTTTACAAGCCTCAGCCTCTTCAATAAGTTTCTGAGGGCAGAAAGGATTTTCAAAATAGTTTATGTGAATGTGCAGGCAGTTAGGTCTTGAGATGCAGAATTGATAAACCGCATCTGACTTAACAAATCTATTCATAGAAAAGATGATTATAGAGTTTTCTTTTCTTATAGTAGGTACAATGACATCTACTGCTCTTTTTGTTACTGTTTCAGCCTCATCAATCCATAGAATATCAACACCCTCTAACCCTTTTATGTTTACGATTTCCTGTTCTCTAAATCCTTTAAAAAAGATTATTGAGCCTGTTTTTCTATGAACGATTTGCGACTCAGAGACCTCATAATCGAGATTAAATTGTGTGATAATATCTTTGAATAAAGTTAAGACTGACTGCTTAACCGAGTCTTTAATAACACGACCGCAACATACTCTGATTTTTCTTTTTTCTCCGAGAAAAAGAATAATTCTTCCTATTGTGTGAGTTTTGCCTGAGCCTCTACCCCCCTCAATTAAAAAGAGAGGATGTTGGTTTATTTCAAGCAGCAGAGGATATAATTTCGGAGGTATGTTAAGTATTTTCGGCAGTCTCAGTGTTTTCGGTATCACCATTTGCATCATCACCTATGTTGTATTGGAGAGCGACTCCATCCACCTCTACATCTCCCATCTTCATAGTTATTGAGTTATTGAGGTTTACATCATCATTCATGAGACCTTTGAGCTTACATTTCATTTCGATTGCTTTATTAGCAGCCTGAACATTCGGTCTGCCGTATTGGTCTTTGCTTTCAAGAGCAATCATTTTCATCTCTTCAAATTCATTGAACGCATCATCTATTGAGTATTTAATTTCTTTTTCGATGTGTTCTTTTCTCACATTCTTGTAATACTCAAGCCATGGGGTAATCTTAGGGTGTTTTAATAATTTTGATGCCTCAACATAAGCAGTAGCTCTTTTGCCTTGACAATTATAGGCTTGAATGTATGCCTCAGTAGGTATATATCCCTCAACAAGCAGCATAACAAATCTATTCATAGGAAAAGATAAGTTTGGCAACACTGTGCCGTCTTGTTCTATTTCGGATATTTCTTCTAAACCTCTTTTACTCATAAATACACCTCACCGACTCAGAAAGAGAGCGGTCTCTCTTTGAGTCGGCAAGTTGGGCTAATAAGAAGAGAGAGCTTTATTTTTTGACAATTTGTTTTTTAACAATTTTCTTTTTGCCGTAAAAATCAGATGAGTATTGTCTGACTTGAGTAACATCGCCTTTTTTGTTTTTAATTTCGGTATTAATACCAAAAACCCAACCGCATAAAGAGTATGTATCTACCTTAAAATATCTGCACAATGCTCTTTTAGACTCACGATTAATGATTTTTACCGCATTGTTTCCGGTTATGTTTTCATCTTGAAAGATTTGTCCGTCAGAGATTCTTTTTTCAAT